AAAAAACAACAATATTCTTATTTATTTTAAAAGTAAGGTCACGCCATTAGCGGGGCGCTACAGACTCCAAAGAGCCGCTAGTATACCTTATTAACTAGCACCGCAACGACGGCTCGAGAGCCGTACACAACTGCACCAACAAGATGTTTCGTTCATTCCAATCCATTTTGATCGGCTTATGCATCTTCAGTCTTTGTATGCAATTGATTCGCACAAAAGTAGGAAAGGGAGTTATGAAACTACCGACTAACCGACGTTTGGTAAAAGTTGGGTGGTGCACGAGCAACACTCTCCTATCTGTTTGAGGGAAGTCAACTTCCCTGGCGATTTCTGCCTTCCACGGCAAATTCCCAGTCAGCTTTGTGAACTTTGGTAAAAGAAGTTCGTCATGGTCCACGAAAAGCCAAGGGTAGGATTTTGCTAATGTAGATTTTCCTTCGCCTGAAGGAATGGCAATCGCCCAACGGTTGTCCTCAGGTTCTTCTGTTCGGGCACTACTAAGAAGTCCAAGGCTCGCTGCTAGATAGTAGAATGGCACTTCAGCGGCTCCACATACCATACGTACGGGTTTACTGTTAGTAATTTGCATAAAACCTTCCATTCCTTCTGCAACAATTGGCTGCACACAACCTCTTTCCAGCATTCCGGCACTATATCTAAAACTGTCGACTTGCTCTTCAAAGGATATTTGCAAGGATGTCATTTCCACGCTTTTCATGAGAGTCTTCCACTTTTGCAAGTAGTCGTTATAAAACGCTCGTCCATGAAACGCGGCAAATAACAGCGCAGATCTTTGATTTTCCTGAATTTGAGCTTCTACATCTGAAGCATGCCGATAGTAATAGAAATATGAATTCAAAGTTTCGATCGACATAGTTGGAACAACAAACATACTTCCGAATTCCTCATCTCTCCGAAAACCTCTTTTCAAGAACGTCACTTCTTTCAGGGGGCGGGTATCTGAAACTTCTACTCCAGTTTTAGTTTCTGAAGTGTAAACAATTTCATGTCGGGCAAGGGCTTGGGCTATTGTATTCTGGTTAAATTTCTGCGAAAATTTTGGGTGGACGGCAATTAGGTTGTCGTCGCCATAAGCTTTCATTCTAACATACTTGATGAAATCATCAGCAGATTTATCAGGAAAAATTTCCATCCAAGTTAAAAGAATGAGAAG